CCTCGCAAATGCCCTCAACCGCTAATTCGTCTAAGTCATTTATTGTATTTGCTGGAATTAATTTTTTGTAAATTTCTATCCAAGTGACTGTACCTCCCGCAGCAGTAGTTGCTCCAAGTGCTTTGTCGCTTACAAAATTTCTTGTAATGGTTGCGATGTTTGACTTTAATAATAATCCGTCTTGAACAGCTTTTGGTGTTATTGCACCGTCTGTGTTTTGTCCTAATGCGTTGTAAAGCTTAGATACTCCATTAATTGCATTTGTCGACAAAGGAATTGTAAAACCTGACCCGTTTGAATTGGTCACTACTCTTGTTGCGGGTACATAAGCTAAATTTGTTGCGGACGCAACAATCTCAACCCAAACGCCATCTTTTCTTCCATAAGTTACTCCATTTTCGGGAGCTTCTTCAATTAAAAATGTTAAAGCTGTATTTATATTGATTATCGCTTGATTAATTTCATTTGAAAAACTAGTAAATTGACCTAAAGTAACCAAGTTATTCAAAACATTCTGTAAACCTATTACTTGTGCTATTATATGTGTATGGCCTATTAATGAATAATTGGCCAATGATGTTTGTAAATTATCTAAATCAACCTGTAATTGATTGGTAACAGTTACATTAGCATAGTTATCAATTATAAATTGAAAATTCTCATTAACTTTATCAAAAGCAATTTTCAATTTATCACCTAGCCCACTATTTGGTGGTGTATTTATAATTGGTTGTATCATTATTATTATTTTACTTTTGTTTTTAAACTTGCTATTTCCGAATTTATAATAGCAATTAAATTTGATTGTGATGCAATTAAACTAGCTTGAGCCAATACTGTACTGTTTAAACTAGCAACTGTACTATTTAAAGTTGTAATTTCTAATTCTAAATCTTTTAAATTGTTATTAATCGTAGATATATTAGTTGTAATCGTAGTAATTACAAGGTTTAATCCCGTGATAAATTCAAGTGGTTGCTCTTTTGGTAAATTTGCTGCAGTTATAAAATTTCTACCGTTTTCAATCTGTTTATTATTGGTTACAATTAGCCCATAAAGTTCAGTAAAATTCGCATTAACTTTATCAAAAGCGATTTTAAACTTATCACCTGACCCACTATTTGCGGGCGTATTATTTATATTCTGTTTCATAGTTTTGTTCTTTTTAATATATATTACTTCTTTTTAATTGACCAACCGCCAACTAAGATTCTATCAGCTGTACAACTATTAGCATATTCAATTATATTAACTGTTTTTATCCATTTTTCAAAATCTGATTTATAATATTCAAACATTCTACGGGCCGATTGCACCAACATAGCAATTTCTTGGCGTGTAGCCGATGTAGTACCTTCCAAAGAATTTAATTTAGTTATTCCAGCATCGCTAACTTTATAAGCACCAATTGAAAGATATAATTCAGCGGCGGCATATATAACCATAGGTTGAATATAATCATCATACATTTCTAAATATACACCTGTCAAATCATTATTTCTAAAATCCTGTTGTATTTTTTCATACAACGGTTTTGTTAACACTTCTTTAATCAAAGTATTCTGCGCATCCTTTATAGCATAAGAGTATCGAGAAACATCTATATTTCCCCCAAGGATTGTATTTTTGGTTAATTCGTCTGCTTTTAATAATATAACTGTTGCCATTTTATTCTGTTTTATTTATTTGTAAATCTTCAAAATCTTGAAATTCGATTTTATTAACTGCTTTGTTTGATTTTAAAGCTAATTGTAACCCTGCTAATATAATTTTTCTGGTTGGGTAAATTTGCGAACGATATAATATTTTCAAAGATGTTACCAATTGGTCAGCTGATGAATTAAAACCGCTTGGAATCGGTAATCCAAATAAAGCGGGGTCATTAACCTTGTGCGCTAACATAATTTTTTTTTCAGATTCCTTTGATAACCCTTCAAATTGTTGATAAGCATCTGTAATTTCTATATTTTCAACTGTTGTTTTTTCTTCTGTAGTTCTATTAAACGCTATGATTATTCCACCAGCATTTGATGACCCTCCTACCTTTCCTATTATAGATTTTTCAGCTTCCTCTTGCTCTTGCTCACTAGGTTCGGTTGCTTGATACACATTTATGATTTTTCCAGCTGAAAAGTTGTTTTTGATATGGTTTATACAAAAATTTGACATCTCTTCTTCAGTTTCGGCCCACTGTAGCCCTGATTGATAATCGGGTAATGGAAATAATGGTTGCGGGCTTGGTCTATTTACTACAAGAATCTCACTTTCCCAAGCACCATCAACCATTTGACCATAACCAAAAGCTGGTACTGGGTAAGGTTTAAATTTAGTTTTCATTCTCCAATCAAAACAAAACCAATATGATTCAATGTCATCTGATAAATCTAATTGTTTACCTATGGCTACTTTTTCTCGTGAAAGATGGTATAATTTAACTACTTTTTGTTCTTTACCTTTTGAATAAACTACTTGTACTGCATAACTACCGTGTTTTTTAAAATCTAAAATAATTGCTCTCAGGTCTGCTTCGCTTATAACTGAATATAAAGCCTCATCCGTTAATCCGTTCCCTAAAATATAGTTGGAATAACCATCGATTATTGAAGCGTTTGTCGGGCTCCCAAGATACCTATCATTAACATAATAGAAATAACTGTTATCTTGACCATTAGTTATGTACTTACTTGTTTGGCTAAGTAAAGCGCTAGTAATAGGCTTTACATAGTTGTTCATTTTTACTACTTGTATACTGTCTTTTCTCATTATATTACATTATAATTATATTGTTTATTTTAGGGGTCATAGTGTATTCTTGTAAATCATTTTGGTTAGTTGCAAAGAATTTACCCCTATAAATTTCATCTGTTTTATCTTCATTATATAAAGTACCCTCGAAACTGTCACTATTTTGAATATTTTCCAATACAAAAGTTATTTTTACAAAGTTACCATCTTCTTCTGCTATCACTTCAATTTCTAATAAAATATTGGTAAGCTCATTTAACAGCACTAAAGTCATATTAGGATAAAAACGTCTTGGTATTAACCTTATAACATATGTATCGGGGGCTAATTCCATATTATCTGCGGTTATGTCCATATTATCTGCGGTTATGTCCATATTATCTGCGGTTATGACATCTTCATAACCGCCACCATCTAATCTTATTATATTCATACCATAAAGAGGGTTTTTTATTTGTTTGTTAAATACAAAAAAAACCGCTCTAATTATAGTGCGGTTTTTTTTTTTGTAGTTAATTATAGTTATTAACCTGGGATATTTGACGCTGAAGCTAAAGCTTTTAAAGCTGTAACGCTTACATCATTCAAATAAAAGATAGGGTCTTTTTCAACACCTGTAGCGGTTAAAGTGTAACCGTTTAATGAGTCTTTTGCACCACCTACTTGAGCTGTACCCGCAACTTCATTGCCTTCTTCTGTTCCCATTAGGAATATCTGACCAGAGCTTAACTCAACAAATACCTGTGGCCTACCCCACGCCATCATTTTAACTTGGTATTCCATTTCTTTATCCAATTTTGTTAAAATAAACGTAAGTACGGGACTGAAAGTAGTAGTTCCAGTGTCTCTATTTGACGTAATAGCTTGGCTAAAACTGTTTCCTGTGTTTTTCAACGAGTATTTAAAAACTTCTGTTAAATCACCCAAATCGGTTAGTATATTACCTGAATCGGTTGAGGATGTAACAAAGTTATATTCGTCATAATTTGCTAAATAGATGGCTTTAAAACCTGATATGGCGTTTTTACAAACTAATGCATTTTTTCCTTTACTTATATTGCAACTCATTTTTCTATGTTTTTTAGTTTATAAATAAGGGGAGTATTTCATCCCCCTATTATTATTATAATTTACGCTGGTCTTGCGTATACAATTTCTTGGCCAAATGAATAACCTACATTAGCTGAGTACTTCATTTTAGTTCTAAAGTCGCTTTCCATCGCTCTATCTTCAATTAACACTTCGTTTAAATCTGATTCCAATCCCGTCAAGAAACCTACGTTTTTAACTCGATAAATTGCAATAGTATTTGCTGGCAAACCACCAATAGATTCCATTCTAACTCCTAAGTAATCTAATTCTTTTTCACCGACGTAAGTGTTTAATCCTTGGTCTGCGATAGCTCTTTTGTAAGATTTTGCTACATTTTTAGAAACTGCCATTACTAAATCTTCGTCATCTTCTACTGCGTCGATAACTGCGTCATAAGCTGCATCTAATTGAGCAATAACGTTTGCTTTAGTAACTGCTAAGATTGTTACATCTACTACTTGCGCATCTGCCGCCCATTGGGTTAACAAACCATTAAAAGAGTCTGCATCGTTATTTCCAACCCAAATTTGAGCATCAATGATGGTACCCATATTACCAACCATTGCTTCTAAAAGAGCTTCTTGGATTGTTGATGGTAATTCTGATTCTGCTCCGAATAAATTCAAAGCACGAGCTTGAAAAGTTGCTGCAAAATCTTCTTTACATAATTCATTTTTGATTTCAAGTCTTTTTAAAACTACTTCTTTATCTGTGTAATTCACTGAACCTGATGGTGAAAAACCACAGCTAGCAGCTGCTTGAGCCGAAGTGAAAGATAATTTAGGTAAAAAACCTGAACCTAATACGTTAGGTATAACTGTGATTGCATTTTTAGCAATTGTGTCTGATTTTTTGAACGCTTGAACGAAGATTTCGCCAGCTAATTCACCTGAATATCCGCTGTTTACTGTTACTGTTGTTGGCATAATAATTTTTTTTTTGTTTATTAATTGTTTGTTATTCTTCTAATTGCTTCTAATGTTGATTCTTTACCAACTTTAGTTTGTTTTACTGATTGTGATTTTAATCTAAAATCTGCTGGAATATTTGAAAGTAATTCGTTTTCTCTTTTTAACTCCTCATTTTTAGCTTTTTCTTCTGCTAAGCTAATTGTCAATTCGTCAATTGTTGCTTGTAACGCCAAAGTTGGGTCAACCGCTTCAATTTCTACTTTGGCTACTTCTGTTGTAGCTTCTTCTGTAACTTCTGCTACTTCGGCTTCTGTAATGTTAGCCTCTTCCATTGGAGTTAAAGTAGCTGATACAATAACACCGTTTTCATCTGTTTGAAAAGATGTGCCCTCATACATAAAGGAAATATTAGCAGCTTCTATAACGTTTCCGTTTTCTTCTTCTCGAAATACTGTCTGTCCCTCGGTAAATGAATCCGCAACTAAAATTCCAAACTCATCAACTTGAATTGACGCTAATTCTACTTTTTCCTCTTTTTTATCGGAAAACAATTTAACTAATTCTTTTAAAATACTCATTTTTTCTTGTTTTTTTTGTTTAATTTTTTGGATTTTTAAAAAGGAATCTATCGAAAAACCTTTTGCCTTACCCGTTACTATATATTCGCTCCAAAGAGCTTCTGATAATTTCATTGTGACTACCCAGCTGCCTTTTGGTACATTCTTCAATCCTAATGAATTTGACTTGTCGTTGCTTGGGTCATTTACTATCCAACTTTCAACTATCGATGTACCTTCTAACCATTTATCATCTTCGTGATTAAAAGTAGTATTTCTTTGGTAACCCTTTTTTAAGAAATCTTGGCTTATTGTTTCTATTGTATCGGCCTCAAATTTCAAATTATAGTATTCATTTGAATTGTTAAATTTTCTTTTAATCAATTGTTCGGGGGCTAACACCACACCTGTAATAGTCCTTTTAGCTATATTAGCTAACTTTATAGTTTCAATCATTTCTGATAACGCTATAAATTCAAATTGATTAGCTGGTAAATCTACAATGGATATACCATAAACTTCGCCATTCTCATCTTCCTCGGTATAAACTGCTCGGTATAATTCTTCCATAGCATAAAGAGTATGTTATATTGTTTTGTTAAATATTTAATCTAAAAAGGTACTATTTCTAATTCTATTTCTGTCCAATTGTTGTTGAGAAGAAACATCTGAACCTATTACATATGCATTTACTGGTCTGTTTTCACGGTTGTTTAACGATTGGGCTAATTGATTAGATGTTGATTGCCCAACTATATTAAATGATGCTTCGGGGGCACTACCTCGGCCACCACCTGTTCCACCACCGCTACCACCAAGACCTCCACCTGTTCCACCACCACCTGAGAGTAAAGATTTAGCTCTTGATATGTTTGAAACCACTTGAGTCGCTGTTGATGCATATGAAATAACCCTTGCAACTGTTCCCGCACCTGGTAACAATGGAAATGCTAATTGAGCCGCAACACCTTCTGCATTAGCCAACGTACTTGCCTTACTTATCGCAACTGCACTATCTATACCAATTTGAGTTAACGCTATAGCTTTTGATATAGCTTGACCTGTTTTAGTTTTCGCTAAATTAGTGCTTTGGATGTTGTTAATTATATTTGATAGATTTTGTTGGGAGCCTGCGATTGCTTCATCCTTTCTTATTTGAAATGCTAAGTCCTCTTCATCTTGTTTTCTCTTATCAAAAAATACCTTCGTGTCTTTTGCAACTATAGAGTCTAATCTTTCTTGCTCTTCTTCTTCCTCAATAACTCTATTTTCTTTAGCTTTTTCCTTTTGCTCATCTTCAAACTTTCTGCCCGCATCTGCACCCGCAACAGCCGCATCGAATTGACGTTTAGCTTCATCTTCTCTTGCTTTTTTAGCTTCTGCGTTAAATTTGTCTCTTGCTTTTACTGCGTCTTCATCTGCTTTTTTCTGTATTGCGGCTAATCTGTTAACTCTATCTGTTTCAATTTCAACATTTGCAACTTTACCATCTAAAACAATACCTTTGATTTGTTTCTGTCTATCATTCCATCTAGTAATTTCTTCCTCGGTAGCCTCACCACTTTTAATTCTAGCTCTTTCGGCATCGTTTAATGATTGTAGTGTTAATAATATTGCATCCCTTTTAGCCTTTTCTAATTGAACCGTTGATTTACCAGCCGCTTTTGCTAATCTAATCTCACTGTCATACTTTTCAGTTATAGATTGCTCTTCTTTATTAAGGGCTTTTATACGTTTTTCTGCATTTATTGCTGCTTGTTTAGTAATGTCATCGTCTATAATTCCAAAGAATTCTAACGCTGAAACAACACCCCTAATAACACCTATCAACGGAAACATTACACTTATTAAAAATTTAGTACCCTCGCCTAAACCTTTAAATTTATCAATACTTTTTGATACGAAAGCTGTTACTTTATCAAAATTAGCTATAAGCAATCCTAAGCCAATTACCAATAATCCAACCCCCGTTAATGCCAAGGCAATTCTAAAACCTTTCATCGCCCCTGTTGATGTACCTACAACACCAGCATAAACGGTCTGTATTCCCGTTAATATTTTACCCTCTTTACCAAATAAAGCACTAGCTTCAACCGAATCTTTTAAAATCTGAGCATAACCATTGGTAAGTGTATTAAGAATTCCCATCGCTCCACCATTATCTAAAACACCTTGAGTGTTAGAGCTTTGGCTACTAGTTAAATTATCAGTGCTTTGTGCTACTTTTTTTAAGTTATCATCAACTTGTTCAAGGTTGTTATCAATCTTATTTATACCCGCTGATGCGTTATCGTCTATACCAATTTCTAAAATCTTTTTAATTTTATCTGCCATTTGTTAATATTTTAAGCCATTTCGGCATTTCGTTTATTCCTTTTGCTATTTTTATAAAGGGTGTTTGTTTACCTTTATGTTCTTTTAAGTATTCTATTGTTTTTGTTATCATTTTTTAGCTATTTTTTGATTATCCAATTCTGTTTTTCTAATATAAAAGTTGATGAAAGTTAAAAATTCTAAAGCGGGGGATTCTGTAACGGCATTAATCAGTAGGTAGTTTTCATTTGATGCGACAAACAACATTTGATACCATCCAAATTCTTCCGAAAAACCTTGTTCTTCACCACCTGAAAAATCTTCTTGTTTATGGCCCTCTTCAATTTCATTTACTTTATAGACATATTTAAACTGCTCAATAACTCGTTGTTTAAATGGTAAAAAAAAACCAGCATTCCTAAATAATACTCGTACGGTAGGTCTAAAAAGTGGTCGTTTGAACCCTCATACTTTTCTATATGATATAGTTTTCTAAATTTTCCACTAATAGGTCGGTATAAAATACTCATTAGCTCGTGGATTAACGTTTCATCATTTTGTAAATTCTCAATATCAATCCATTCACCCGCTGTAATATCGTCTAAATTAGGTATAAATCCATATTCTGTTCCCTTATGTATAAACCTTTGGGTGAACACTGGTACTTGTTCATTGTAGGGTTTTAAAAAAGCTTCCAATTCATCCAAAGTTAAATGCTCCAAATTAAACTGCTTAATAAAGGCTCTATTAGCCTCTAACTCATTATTTTCGTGTGTCTCGGCTATTTTCTTGATAGCGTATGAATCCTTAATTGTCATTTTTCTCATTAGTAAATATCTTTAAATAGGTTTAGGTCTGCGTCGCCTGTTACAATGTTAATTTTATAATCGTTTATTTTAAATCTTTGGTCTACAATTACCAATCTGTCATTCAATTTTATATCTTCAATAATTCTACTTGGCAAAACTGCCTTACATTCTACCTTTCTTTGCTTGATATTATATATTGTATCAAACCATCCTTTCCAAAAGTTGAAGAATAAGCTTTTGCTAACCTCTCTTTGATGCCACGGGTCAAATTCTTGTCCAAAATTTAAGCTGGTTGTCACATCGTTGAAAACACTGTTATCGGTGTTACTTACTAACTTATAGCTATTCAATGTTGTGGGTGTACCATTGTTAAATTTAAAGCTTAGCGGATTATCTGTAATATCTTGAATGCCATTAAAAAAAAATAATATAGGTTTCATAGTTTTATTTTCTTCTAATGTTATACCATCACTAGTAAGTTTAGATGCTTGTCCAATTAAGATATTTAAGGTAGGGTCAATACCATCTGATTCTGGTATACTAGCATCAAAAAGTCTTTCAAATAACATATTTTCAAATGGCACTTTTATTACTAATTCTTTTTTATCACTTATTTTTTTTGTACTACTTAAATCACCATAACCAATATTATTTAAATTAACGTCTTTAAACTTTTTACCCAATACATTTTCCGTTGCCTCAAATTTAAAATCTACATCCGAAAATATATCGGGTCTTTTTACCAGAATACTTGATTGGTCTACAAAAGCGGTGATATCAATAATTTTACCACCTAAATAGAAATTATCTATAGTATTTAGATAAAAATCATTATTAGTTATAGGTTGAATTACCAATTTAAAAAGTTTCATCACCCCCTGTAAAAAATCTAAAACTTTAATCTTTGGTAAGTTATCACTGACGCTGTAATTGAACCCCTCACCTGAATCATTTGGCAATGTTATAGTAAAAGGGTCATCTCTATATCCTAACCTTAAAATAAAACTAAAGATAAATGCGGGAGGTGATGAAATATGAAACGTTAAATTTCTAGTTGTTGGGGTAGGTGAATCTAAAGCGCCAATATAAAGAAGTGTTGATGTACCATCCCCTCCATCAAAATCTATTGTTTTAATAGTATTTCCGTTATCCTTTATAATTAATCGGTATGGTATATTAACTGTTAAAGTTGTAATATCTATTTTATAATTATGCCATAGGTGGTCTGTATCTTGAAATGTCCAGACATTAGTAGCATAATTATAACCTACACTTGTTAAATTGTTTGGTAACGCATCATTTACTATTAACTGTCTCTCTGTAAAATTATCATCACTAGTTTTAAGAGCTATAAACAACTTTTGAAACATTCTGGAATCTAGAATTTGTCTTGAAAATGTAATACCGTATTTTTCTTCAATTGCATTAAATATGTTAATAACTTTTAAAGCTGATTTTAATTCTTTATTTAATATAGCTGTTGGTCCCAATGAAATGTCGGTTGCATCTGCTGTACCATAATTCCAATCCCTATTTGCGTAAGCTATCAACGGTGTAATTAAATTATTATCCAAATAACTGTTATCGTTGATAGTTTTTAATAGATTAGTTTGATTATAAGGAAAATCAAATTGGCTAAAATTACTTCTATTTTTAACTAAACTTGAACCCACTAAATCAAACTCTAATAAATCAATTGTGTCGTTTCCAAATAAATCGCTTAATTGACTCACTTTTGAATAGAATCCAATCTTGTAGTTATCTGGCACGCTATCCTTTATTTCAACGGATTCCAATTGTAGCTGTCCAATTTTAAAAGTAAAGGTATCTATTTCTAAAATTGCATTAACCCTTACATTAGCGTCAAAAGTATTATCGATATCTAAATCATAATAGTGCTTAAATTTTCTATTATTACTTGGGGTTGCTGGTACTGTAAATGATAGCGAAAAATCACTGAAAATGCTTGATAATTTCTCGATATCGTTGATTTTATTTACAACATTAACCGCTTCATCTTCAAATAAATCAATCTGTTCACCATTAAAAGGTAGATTAGGTGAGCTAATGTTATCAATATATAATTTTATTTTCATTATAAAATGTTTTTTACTCTATTATGGCTTTCTGTAACTTCAAATGTGTATTGAATTAATCCATCATTATTACTTGTCTTAAATGTCTGCGATGTATTGTCTAAAGTTATAGGTATCATTTCATTATTTTCTGTTAATAACCAAATTTCTTCACTAAAAAACATCTCTTCAATTGCTGTATTCATATATTCAGGTAGAAAATTAGTGTTAATTGTGTATTTAATCTTACCCGTTGAGTTGAACTGTTTTGTTGTGTGTCTAGTATTGTTAAAATTACCATTGAAATCAACAATACTTCTGTTAAATTTTTGTGATTCTTTCTCCAATTGTCTAATTACCTTTTTAGTGACGGGTAAAGATTCTGCTACTCCCCACTTGTTTTTATAAACCAAAGAATTAACGGGGTATTTACATTCGTCATATACCTCAAATGTAACGACTTTTTGAAATTCCCCCCCAAATACATCCTCATATAAGAATAAATATCTAACAAGTTTATTTACGCCTGTTAAATCAACTCTAAAGCTTTGTATGAAGTTGGTGTTTTGTGTGATATCTATATTAAAAGTTATAGGTAAATTCTCTTGAAAGTTTTTAACTTGTGTTGCGCTGATTAATCTATTAGCTTGAAAGTAAACTCTTTGAATTTGATTTCTGTTAATATATCTCTTGTCGCCCGTCATTAATATTTGAGGTAGATTTTGCTCTTCAATAGGATTTAAATAACCGTCGGTAACATATAAATTCTTCACGTAGGTAGCTACACTAACATCTGCTAAAAAAGTTTCATAATTAACCTTTACCCACTTACTAACGTTAGGTGATAATGGTTTAGCTATAAGTAAATCTTGGTTTAGAAATTCATTTGCGCTGAATTCTAAGTCTTCCTTACATAAATTACTAACGTTTATAAAAATCGTATCCTGTAAATTATTAACTTTTTGTTTTGTTTTTGAATACAAAATAGGGAATGTATCTGCATCAAATAAATTGCCCTCAAAGATTCGTATATCAAAAGTAACACTATCAAAATCTGTTTCATTAGCTTTTATAAAGTGAGGGCTTCTAACTACTATTTCATCGACTATATCTGTTATCAATAATGATTCATTTATAGATGTAATTTCAACGTGGTCGGGTGTGTCGTAAACGCTTTGTAAAACAATTTGTTCATCTTCAAACTCATATTCAACTGTAACTACATTGCCATCAATTGAGTGAGTTAAAGAGGCTAAATCGTGAAATAACATAAAGTTATCAAATGTGTTTTGTACAGTTTGTTGTAAATTTACTAGGCTGTTTGCCAATGTACCATCTGTATTTAGTAAAAATATTCCTCTTGGAACGGATATATTATTATAAAGTGTCCAAGGACCTCCAATAATATATAATTTATCATTATATACTGTTATATTTCTCACAAAAATAAATAAATTAGGTATACCACTACCCATCACAAAAGCTGTATTTCTAGTACCGTCTAAATTTAAAGAAATTATTCTATTAGCTCCTATACCATCATAACTTGTGAAATAGCCTCCAACATATAGTTTATCATTATATATTTCTATCTCAATTATTTCTATATCACTTATTTCATTATCAAAACCTGTACCATATAGAAAAGCCGTATTTATTGTACCATCTAAATTTAAAGAAATTATTCTATTAGCTCCTAAACCATCATAACTTGTGAAAGAACCTCCAACATATAATTTATCATTATATATTTCTATTTTTGATACTCTATCATTAAAACCACTACCCATCACAAAAGCCGTATTTCTAGTACCATCTAAATTTAAAGAAATTATTCTATTAGCTCCTATACCATCATAACTTGTGAAAGAACCTCCAACATATAATTTATCATTATATATTTCTATTTTTAATACTGCACTATTAAAACCTGTACCATATAGAAAAGCTGTATTTCTAGTACCGTCTAAATTTAAAGAAATTATTCTATTAGCTCCTATACCATCATAACTTGTGAAAGAACCTCCAACATATAGTTTATCATTATGTACTGTTATATTTCTCACAGAAGTCAAACTACCAGTTACACCACTACCCATCACAAAAGCCGTATTTCTAGTACCGTCTAAATTTAATGAGATTATTCTATTAGCTTCTACACCATCATAACTTGTGAAAAAGCCTCCAACATATAGTTTATCATTATGTATTTCTATAGTCATTATATCACTATTAAAACCTGTACCATATAGAAAATCCGTATTTATTGTACCATCTAAATTTAAAGAAATTATTCTATTAGCTCCTATATCATCATAACTTGTGAAACTTCCAACAATATATAATTTATCATTATGTATTATAGAATCGTATATAATTCCTGAACTATTAACACCTACACCAAAATTAACTAAAATATCATCTGCTAGGGGTATAGTTGTTAAAGTTTGTGTTGCAACGCCCCCCTCTTGAAATTGCGTAAATGCTCCACCTAAAATAACATCGTTTGATTTTGCATTAGCCACAAAAATGATATTGTTAAATTCTAAGCTTGTATGTGTTGTTAAATCTGTGAATACATTATTAAAAACTGGGGATTCATTTAATTCAGTTAGTTTTCCCACAAAAACAAAAGTACCATTTGGTTTAATTTTGATGTCCAAAACATAGTCACCACCTGTTGTAAATCCTAGCCCGAATACATTACCATCAAATACGCCTGTTGAAAGTGTTCTAACGACTCTACCAACTGCGTTTCCATTGTATGTTGTAAAGTCACCACCAAAATATAATAAACCTGTACTTGTTTCGGCAACGGTTAAAACTCTTGCGTTAAAACCTACAGTAAAGTTAATTAAAGCTGTACCACTTGTGTTAATTTTAACTGCTCTATTAGTCGTTACTCCTTTATAAGATAAGAAAGCACCTACAACTATTAAACCACCGCTAACATTTAATATTTTATCCACTATTTGGCTGAATCCTGTACCACTATTAAAGTTTGAATTTATACTACCTGAAAAGTTTAAGCTGATTATTCTCTTAACACTCGTATTCAATGCTGCTAAAAATGCTCCACCTATATATAAGTTTAAACCGTCCACTTCAATAGCTGTTACAGATGCACTAAATCCTGGGGCTTGACCTGCTGCCATTATAGTATTTGTGAATGATGCAACGAAGTTACCTAAAGGATTGATTTGAGCTAACCTATTGGTTAACACACCGTTGAATGTTGTAAAGTCACCACCAAAAACTACTACATTATTTGGCAAAGACTTAACAGCTCTCACCACTGCATTTGCTCCTTGGCCTAAAGGGTATCTTCTGTACACTGTATAATCTGGGTTTAATATAATAATTCTTTCTGAAACTTCATTATCATACGTGGTGAAATCACCACCTATAACAATCTTGCCATCGGGTCTTGTTTCAATCGCTAATACATTCCCATTTAAATCTTTTAAAACATCGCTTATTGCTAGGGCTGTATTTACCAGCGCTATCCTTTCTATATTGCTTACAACTATATCATCATCGACAAAAGTTTTTTGATAGCTTGAGGTTGTCACCCCACCATCTGTAAATGTTAAAGGTACACCGTTATTAATTATTTCAAATCCAAATTGGTCTCCACTTCTTGGGTCAATATGGTCTACGTTAATTGTTAATTTTCTCATTTTTTGCTAATTTTTCCCACAATTCTTCTATTATATTATCACCTAATGTATTTATTTCTTTATCTAAAGTGCCATCGCCCTGTAAAAATGGCTGAGGTTTTATACCTTTTTTAAATAGTGAATTTTGTAGTGCATAAGGGTTAATCCCAACCGATGCACTATATCCTATTAGCGAACTAATAGGTGGCTTCTTTTTATTAAAGCTATAAGGGCTGCCTACCCCTCTTTCTGTGCCGTTAATTCCTCTTTCGACAAAGTTTGCATATTCTAACATTTCAAAAGCTACGCCATCACCGTCGACTATACCACTTATAGAATTTTTTAGGGTACCTGAGCTTTTAGGGGCATTCGTTTTTAAATATGCTTCATATCGCTCCTTAAATTTTTCTAATGACTTTTTCATTAACAAACTTCTATATTGCCATTTGCCATTTCTAAACTAATATTGATGCTCCAACCATCTAAAGTATTTAACCCACTCATAAATAATGGCGTTGCCGCTGATACTCCTGTCAATTCAATATCAAATTCATTATTTTGCAACTTCAAATACGTCATTAAATCATTTAGTATGAAAAATGTTGTATTTAAATTATACAAAGCATTATCATTGCCCTCAAATTTAGTTGTTGTTTCTTCTTTTCTCATATCCCTTTGCGTTAGGGCCCCTATTTGTAATTCAAATATAACAGTAGTACCATTTGTATATGGTGCTTGAATAGGGTTGATATAGCATAAAGGGTATATGTTCTTCTTCTGTAAGTCACTTGCTTCTGATAGTGCAAAGATAACTGTATGTACCATTGGATTAGCACTTAATCTATCTTTAACTAATTGAATAACGTCATAAAATTCTGTCATAGTATTTTGGTTTATTATAAAGAGTACTCTTTATCTTATTGTTAATCTTGTTCTTATTATTCCAACCTCAAAGTACATTCTCAACATAATAGCGTCCGAATAATCGGGGCTTCGGTTCAACATACTTTTGGTAGTTTCCTTATTTTGTATTTTCAATTTACCATCTTTATCCAAATCCGATGCTTTAATTTGTTCAAATTCTTCTATTATTTCTTCTTTTTGTGCAGCTGAGATTGCAGCTGAAATATATAGGCTATTTGATTGGGTCATTTCTGCAAGTTTATAGTAGCATTGTGTTTTAAGATTCTGATAATTTTCATTATTTAGTGCTTTTGAATTATTTACAAAACCAATACATTTTAACATATCTGTTAATCCACCACCAACTCCATCATCATCAACTATTACTCGGGTTAAAGATACATTGTGCTTAACTCGTAACGCTATAATAGCTGTGTTTAAGGTAGTTATAGAGCTTTTGGCATAAGTGAATATTTCAATTACTTCTAAACCTCGCCAAACAATTATTACTGCTTTATCTTTTCCATATCTTGCGGGGTCAACCGTAATATAAGTTGGGGCCAGAAGGTTAATGTTAAATATATTTGAAAATAAATTTTCAATATTTTCATAATCAATTAAACTGGTTGGGTCGTCATCTGTTTCCCACAACCCTAAATATAATCTATCTCTTAAGTTTTTAGGTAGCGAATTCAAATTGTCAATATACTTTTTTGGTAGATATGGATTATCCTTTGCCAATGAGGCGATAAACCTTCTTCCTGGTAAAATTGAGCCGTTCTTTTCTGGTTTATAAAAATCTGCATAAACAAAACCTTTGGATGGATTGCAAGTTCCAAAAATGACACCTTTCAAATTGTATTCTTCTAACTTATATCTGATTCGGGATTTAACAACACTCCAAGCAAGGCTTACTAATTGATTACATTCGTCTATAAAAGCGCCTGATATTTCCAACGAACCTAATTCATCAAAGTTCTTATCTGATGGATAAAAAAATAAATCTTTCATTAATATTTCAGTTCCGTTATATAATGTGATTATATTGCTCTGATGATTAATTTTAAAATGTATATCTGGTTTTACCCCTTGCATTTGACAAACTTCTAAAAAGGTATTTAGGGTTGTTTCTTTTAGGGTCTTTAATTTAGAACGACCCATCAGCCATCTTGTGCCAGGATATTTTAGTGAGTTTTTTAGCAACCAATAGCAACCTAATAAGGATTTAGCACCACCAGCACCACCACCAAATATAAATTCAGTAGTGGTGGAATCTTCTAAAATATCTAAAGCTTCTCGTTGCTTATGAGTTAATATCACGTATGGTATTTATTTATTTATTATCATCCTTATTTATAGTCTCTTCGACCCAAGTAATATCAATATTCTTTTGTTCTACTTCTGTTTTTTCTTTCCAACTTTCTGCTTTTCTGTTTCTTAACCAAAATTGTTGGTTTCTAAAATCACCTTGAATAATCTTTGTTTCTTCGACCATTTCAATTCTTTCCTTTTCTATCTTATTTCCATTTTCCCAACTAACCTCTTTTAGTTTGATTGGGATTAAGGTCGTAATTACTCTATCGCTTGCTCCTTTATATAATGAATTAGCTACTTCCATATCTGCGTGAATTTTTCCACTCTTGATGGAATCGAAGAATTTTGGATGTGCTAACTTCCAATTATTTATAGTTGATATATCTACGTCAAAAAAGCTTGCTATGTTTTTGTCAGTCGCCCCTAGCAAACAAAGCTTGTAAACTTGTTCATTATATTCCACCTTATATAAAGTTGGTTGTCCTGGTTTATTTGTTTTTTTCATATAATAAAGAGACTTTTTTTTTATTTGTTATTGCGAACTACTATTAAGCGTTTAATCATAGTTCTGACTAATCCTGGGCAATTGCATCGTTCCAATTTAGTGCCAAACATACTATTATATAATTTAAATAGGTCATCTACGTCTTTTGTTACAACAAGGCTTTCTGCTATTACTCTGTCCATTAACTCTTCTTCTTCTTCTGTTAATTGTCTTAAATCTTTTTTCAAAAATGGAAACTCGTTTAATATTCTTTTTCTTCTAGCACATCCCTCACACTCTTCAAAACCTAATATTGATGTAACCCGTGAAATCAAATCACCTAATCCGTTGATATTACCCTCTCTTCTGTCTTTATCGTCTAAAAAGACTGTGTTTAATTCATCAATTAGTTTAACCTGTGTTATTTTATAATCTTTACCGTTCTTATTAACCCCATACCAATTTTCTTCTTTGAAATTGTATTCTTTATCGTTATAAATCATATTGTTGTTTTTTTTTGTTTTTATTATTTTTTATTTTGTAATTCGTATTGTTGTTTTATTTGAATTTTAATTGATTTAATTTTATGCCAAATTGTTTGTCGGATTATGTTTGTTTTATCTTGAATCGCTTGATATGTCATTCCATCATAAAAATAGGCTTTAATTAGTTTTTTTTCAAAACAACTAAGGTTAAAATCTTCAATAAATTTTATTTTTTTTAATCTATCTTCTTCATTTTCTGTTTCATAATCTTCATATGTACGTTCCAATTGGTTTATTGATTCATCAAATTCTTCTTCATCATAATTAAATGGTTTATCAATTGAATAATCTACTTCTTTTGCTAATTTTCTTTTAATTTTAAGTTTTTTTAGCCAGAATGCGTGTTTTATTGTGATAAACACATAACCATCTATATTTGCAACTATTTTATTAGGGTTTTTATTAAATTCTTCTAACACATTTAATAAAGCATCGCTTAACAGTTCATCTATCTCTGTGTTGGTGGGGTCCTGGTAAAAGCTACTGGCCATTTTTCTGTATTCGGCATACTTTTTATTTGTAATTTGCATTATATTTCTCTATTTCTTTCTGTGATTTTTTCTTGACCTCTCCGTAGCTCATACTGTGTACTTTATCTCCTATGGTAAAATTTAATATACATTCATCGGTTAAAATTGCTAATTCTTCATCTGTAGCAATTGTCCTAAAATAGGTTAGGTAGGTGGTATAAAATAGTTTTTTATTCATTATTTCTTTAATTTATCTATTAATTCTAGTAATTCTATTATAGCACTAATCTCTTCTTGTGATTCTTTCACGGGGCAACTATCATCTTTTCCAAAGTGGATTATTGTTTGATTTGCAGCGTTTACGTAAATTGTCTTTAACTTGTCTAAATTTACTATTATTTTATTTTCGTTGAGCATTGTTAAATTTATAAATTTCATAATTTTTATATTTGTGTTACTTTATTTTTGTAATAAATTGATATTGATTGGGCCAATAAAATTTCAATAATTTCTTTATTTTGGTTGGCCCCCATTACCATTAATGTAATGAACATATCTTTTATTTCTGTACAAGCTTCAAAAGCTTCTCTTTTTTCTAGAAAGTACAGTATTAAACCATATTTGCTAACATATTCAATGTGTCTTGTTGTATTTTTTGATATAGGTGAAAGTTTAATAGTTAGCATATCAAAAAATAGTTCAGTTTTTAGGTCTTCCACTATTTCATTTAAATCTGTTTGTGCGAAAATTGTTAACCATTCCGCAAACTTTTTTTGTTCTTTGTTCATATTCTTGTTTTATATTCTTGTTTTAGTGTTAATTATTGTTAATTTATTATTTAAAAAAGTTACGTCTTTTTCTTTTGTTCCGTTGTCTTCTGCCGTTGTTGTGGGCAGAAGCATTGATAATGAAGATTCTTCAGTTAGGTTAGTTATGTCCCATATCATTATTTCATCATCTTCAGTTATGTTTATATAATGTATAACTACATTTATGTTAGGGTTTCTGGCGAGTGTTTTTGTTCTGACCTCTTTTAAGCTTATTAGCTTCTTTATTTCAAGCATCCAATCCTCATACCTATCATAAGTCTCTTTGCGGTCTTTAATCTCACCTATGCACAGTGTGTTGCCACTGTAGTAACTTACATCCCAAGGTGAATATTCATCTTTTGATTTTCGCTCAAACTTGCACCAAGGATTTCCAATGCAAAAACCTTGAAACTTTAAACGGCCATCATCATCCATTTCTTGATACTTTGTTGTTGTTTGCAAATCTGCTAATTTAATCGACATAATATTTATATTTATTTTATTGTTATATTAATAAATATAAAGATAAATTGAAAAAGTCAAATATTTGTGAAAAATTTATTTAATTTTTTTAGTGCTCGCTTGTGAACCGCTGATACCCATTGGCGTTTGCAACCCATTTGTGTTGCTATTTCATTGGTTGTTATTTCGTCGAAGTATATTTTATTTAGCACATATTGTTCATTTTCTTTTAGTGTTGACATTGCTTTGGTTATTTTGTCCTTTATAACTTGTTTATCTTCGTCAATATCTGGTTGTAAATGGTCATCGTTAGCTATCATAGCTTGTAACCATTCTGCGTCATCATCTTCTATCACCTTATCTAATTTAATACTTATATGTGAATGTTTTTTTGTTGCTGCTTTTTTCCATTTACTGCTGTTGTGGTTATTTATAAGCAAAACTAAGAATGTACTAACAGCACTTTGTTCTTGATTGTAGCCAATTATAAATTTAATTAGAATGTCTTGTATGTCATCTTCGTCTAGTTTAAAAAATTTCTTATAGTTTTTAATAAATTTTATTGCGGTAGCAATATTAGTATTTGGCTCTTTCATATTTTTGATTTTACTTTATATATAAATATAACATAAAATCAAAAAAAACATAGTATTGAAAAATAAAAAGAAAAAAACTTGGTTGTAGACTAAAATAATGAAATAGGATAGCTTAGGAGCTATTTAACCTTCTTTAAATAGTTTAGCTAACGCTGAGTCTACTTTTTTAAAGAACTGGGGCGTAGAACGCCCTATGTTCGTTTGTGATTTATGTTATACTTTTTTTGATATAGTTTTTTATTTAAAATCAAATAACAATTGATATTGTTTTAACTTTATAAATGCTTAAATCACTTAAAAAGTATCAACGGCTGGTACTTCCTTTAGGTATTTAAATTATTAAATTGGTAGGTTTATTCCTTTAGGTTGAAATAAAAATATTAACTTGAAATATGTTGCTTCGCAATTTGATTAAGTTGAAAGTGTTTTTTATTTATTACTTATTATAATGAGTTCTAACGAACTATAATATAATTTTAATATGTTGATATAGTTTTTTATTTAAAATGTCTTAGGTTGAAGATATGACATAAATAATTTAATATTTACATTGTATTCAATATTTATATTGAAGTATTTCTTTGTTTAAATAATTAAAAATATAATATATCAATTTTAAGCTTATCTAATAAACTATATTATAATTTTAATATGTTGATATAGTTTTTTATTTAAAATGTCTTAGGTTGAAGATATGACATAAATAATTTAATATTTATATTGAATACAATATAAATATTTCAATTTTAAGCTTATCTATTTAAATTTAATTACAAAAATATATAACTTTGCTATTATAGTTTATTGAAAGTAAAATAAATAATACCTACGGTTAATTGAATGATTGTTTAATTAATTTTAAAAAATAAAATATTCAATTGAAAATTTTTCTATATATATAATATTTTATTAATTTTTCTATATATTATTATTTTCTATTCTTATTATTTTCTATTCTTATTTCTATTCTTATTATTCTTCTTATTTTTATTATTATATATTCTTATAATGAGGTACTCACTCGAGTACGGTGAGGTACTCACTCGAGTACGGTGAGGTACTCACTCGAGTACGGTGAGGTACTCACTCGAGTACGGTGAGGTACTCACTCGAGTACGGTGAGGTACTCATTTAATTATAGGTCAAAACACTATTCAATATAACAGCAGGGTAAAAGAGCCATTCAAATAATACTATTATTATAAATTTTCTAACTAATATCACTATTTATAATGATTCTAAATAAGAGATAAATACCAACAAAAACAACCCTTCAACAGTATTCCTTATTTAGAATGATTATAAATAACACTATTCTAATAAAATAAATTTACTTTTACAAGAGATGTTGTATATTTATAATAAACTAACAATAACAAATTTTAAAAAAAAAGAAAAAATGATTAAAAAAACAAAACCAAACAGGTACCAACTTTTTCAGAACGAGGTATTAATTAAAGAAGCGCCAACTAAAATTCTATTGGCAGATGAAATAGGTTGTACTATCGTCTGGGTATATAAAGGTGCTGATGAAGAAGGTAATTTTAAATACCAAAACAATAACTACAAAATTGTAGATAAATTAGAGTTAATATAATAATGGAAACGGAAAGAAAAATTGGAAAAATGGAAAAATTTCAGTCTGAAGTAAATAAAATTGGGTTTATTAAATCATATCCATTTTTAAACTTTTTAGATATCACATTTAAACAGAGAGAATTAGTCGAATTAATACTCTCTTATCAAGAAAACGGAAAATCTTTTTATCTAAATCATACAGATATTGCAAGTATTTTGGGTGCTGAAAAACAGAGTATTAAAAATGCTATTTCAATTTTGAAGAATAAAAAATATATAACCACAAACGTTACCTCTAATTATAACGGCAATGGCGGTGGTTCCTCTTCAACTATATTTGTTGATATTGATTTAATAATTTATAAAGTTAAATCAAGGTTAACACTTGAAGAAGTAGTTATCAACACAACGGCATCAACACAACCTATTGTAGAAGAGATAGTAGAACCTATAGTAGAAGAGTCACTCAATTTTAAAACAGAAACAGAAACAGAAGAACCAGAAGAATCGATTGAAGATATTATTTTAAGAATTTCAAACAGAAGTAATAAAAACCAAGTAATAGATTCAATTGATAACTTGGTAGTTAAACCAATTGTAATAGCAGCATCTAAAGTAGATGAAGCTAAAGAAACTCTTGAATCTATTTTAGATGCTGCTATTGATAAAAAGTCAGAAAAGTCAGAAAAGCCATCAATTGCAGAATTAACGCAGTACATTAAATTAAATACAAAATATACAAATAAAAATTTGCAAATTTTCAATTACATAATCGAATTAGTTAATCAAGGCGAAATAACCACTTATAGTGAATTAAATAAAACAATTGAAAATTTAATAACCGAATAATTATGAATAACCAATTAATTGTTTTAAAACGAGCAAACATAGAAAAAGATAAGAAATTGAAAGCGGAGCCATATATCATAATCATTAAATTGCCGTTTCAGCCACATAACTTGCGTTTAACCTACGCAAGTTATAAGAATGGTAGATTGGTACAGATAGATGAATTGGATGCGGCAGAAGAGCTAATATCAAGTTCAGAATTTAGAGGCAAAAGTTGCAAGGGCTTTTGCCCTACCGACATAAAGGATTTAAAAGTTTTGCTAAATCAACTAAAACCTATTGATTATCAAGCAAATAAAGAAATTGTAATAGAAGAATATTATAAACAAATTTAAAATAAATAAAAAGTTAACATATATTTAACATATTAAATATGACTTTTTCAAAACTTTGAGATAATTATAATAAAGGTTGCAAATAGATAAATAAAATAGTACCTTTGTATAAATAAAAATAAAATAAAACAAAACAAAACACAAAATGGAAAATTACACACAAAATGGAATAGCTAAAATTAAAGAAGCTAAAAGAATCTTAAAAAATACAAATGCGGAATGGATAAAAGACTGTTCAATTGATAATGCTATACACTTCACTTGTGGTGATATTTTTGAAGACTTAACACTAACACCAGCTAACGGTAGTTCTTTAATCATAGAGCCTTTGGACGGTTATAACAGATGGACCAAAGTAAATATATTAAATGAATTAAATAAAAAAATGGAAATGATAGAAAACCTAGTATAACTGACAAAAAATTATTACACAAATATAGATAATAAAACCCCTCTTAAAATTTTACGAGGGGTTTTATTTATTATATTTTTGACAATTGAAAATGCATTCCGTCTTTTCTTTTCCAAACTCCGCCCCATTCAAAACCGCAATCTGTAAAACATTTAACAAATTGCGGTGATAATTTTGGGACCATATTTAATTGATTTTCTGCTTGGTTTACATCAACAGCAATGGCCCAACTATGTAAGCTCAATGATGCTAGTGCTCGTTTATTTCTTATAACAAATACGCCATCCCAAGTTTTTAACTCTTTAGTTAGTCCTCGGCAAATGATTGTTCTAAGTGCATTCCTTAACGGGTTAAGCATATCTTTGTTGACGAATATTCTTTTTGGAAATCCAATACTTCCTAAAGCAGAAAATCTAACGTGTTTAAACGATTCAATTATATCGTTTTCAACTATCCAAAGTTGAAAATGTTTGTTTTGGGTTGCCAATAAATTTGGGTCTCCGTATTTTTTTAAAGCTGCCGCTGATGTTACCATAATTATTATTATTTAATTTCTGTTTTTACTTTTTTATAAAAATCTATTAATTTTTTAACGTGGTCCCATATGTTGAAGCCACATTTAGGTAAGTTCTCGTGAAAAATTGAAAAACCCTCAATTAAACAAAATAAAATAACACAAACACTTGCTAGTTCAAATTCACTATCTGAAAAGGTTTCATATTTTACATTCTTAATTGCCAAAATCGTTTGAAATTGCATAATCAAGTAAGGTAAGCCAATGTAGGTTAAGGCTTTAATTATTGAACCTTTTGCTTTTCTTGATGAAAAACCCTCACCTTTACCAAAAAACCATAAATCATTTGAATTTGATTTTTTCCATTCAAAATAACTGCCTAAAATTCCCGTTATTAAATCTAAAAAAAACATTATTAGCAAAATATAGCATAAAGCAATAAAATCAACAACCATTGGAATCGCTGAAACAGTTGGAATAGTAATGGCAAACCAAAGTGGCTTTTTATGGAGAAAAGACAAAAACATAAAATTTGGTAAAGTGTTCATTTTAATTTATTTAATTTATTTATTTATTTATTTTATTATTATAAAACATAAGCTATTAAAAAACCTAAATAAGCGAAAATTGTTGAAACGATTATATCGGTTATTGTGTCTTTTCGGCTAGGTTTTTCTTTTAAACCTTTTTGTTGAAAGTACTCAAATATTCCTGAAAATACAATTGATAAAATAATCACAATTATCGATTGTGGAATAAAGGCTGATGTTTGAAATTCCCAACCAAACCATTTATCGTTGTATTGTAAATCGTTCCAGCCTGTCCAATTGGTTATTTTTAAAATTACTGTTAATACTAAAGCTATTGGTAAAGCTAAAGTGTGTTTTTTACTTGTTCTCATATTATACTAAATTAGGGGTTATTTTAATTTCAAAAAGTGTTTTTCTAAAGTTGTCGGAAAGATTGCCTTTAACGGCAAAAAAGATATAATTATCAACAGCTGGATTAAAAGTATAATCTAAAAACTGATTTTGAGACACTTGCAATATACTTACCGCTTCGTCAGTTGTGCCTGCAAAAGCCGTTGAAATCCCTCGTAAATTTGTGCCTCTCAAGATTAACTCAC